CCTTTCTTTGTGCGCCCGCGAAATTGGAAAACCGGGAAATCGGCGATGAGGGGACGCAAGCCGAAGCCGGCCGCGCTGAGCCGCCTCGACGGCAACCCTGGCCACCGGGCGCTCAAGGAGCCCCCGAAGCCCGAACTGGACAGCCGCCTCGGCCGGCCTCCGCAGTGGCTCGACAAGCTCGCCGCCCAGGAGTGGCGCCGGGTCGCGCCGGCGCTGCTCGGTCTGCAGCTGCTGACGGTCGTGGACCGCGCGGCGCTCGAGGCGTACTGCCAGACCTACAGCCGCTGGCGCGCGCTCGAGCTGCGGCTGCGCAAGCTCGAGAAGCAGGACGACAAGGACGGCGACGTGGACCCGGAGGACATCCGGGCCCTGCGGATCGACTCGGTCCGCTTCGCGACCCAGCTGCAGAAGTTCGCCAGCGAGTTCGGCTTCTCGCCGGCGAGCCGCATGCGGCTGGCGCAGCAGCCGCAGAAACCCGACGACGAGTTCGAGAGCTTCCTCCGCTCGAAACCCCAGAATGGAAAAGCATCCCGCCCAGCGATACATTGAGGGCGTCCTCGACGGCTCGATCGTCGTCTGCCGGTTCGTCCGGCTGGCGGTCGAGCGGCACGTCCGGGATCTCAAAGAGGCGCGGGCCCGGGGCTTCTATTTCGACGAGGCGGCCGCGCGCCACGCGATCGACTTCAACCGGTTCGTGCGCCACTCGAAAGGGGAGTGGGCAGGGCAGGAGTTCGTCCTCTCGCCCTGGCAGCAGTTCATCCGCTGGTGCTTCTTCGGCTGGAAGCGGGAGGACGGCACGCGCCGCTTCCGGGAGTGCTACGTCGAGATCGCCCGCAAGAACGGGAAGACGACCGACGGGGCCTCGGTCGGGAACTACTGCTTCATCGCGGACGGCGAGGACGGCGCGGAGATCTACTGCGCGGCCACGAAGCGCCCCCAGGCCCGGATCATGCACTCCGAGGCGGTCCGGATGGTGAAGTCTTCCCCGGAGCTCAAGCGCCGCATCAGGGTCCACAAGGACAACCTGCACTACCAGGGCGGCGCCGCGAAGTTCGAGCCGCTCGGCGCCGACGCCGACACCTGCGACGGCCTCAACATCCACATGGCCCTCGTAGACGAGCTGCACGCGCACAAGACGCGGGCGATGGTGGACGTCCTCGACACCGCGACCGGAAGCCGCCGGCAGCCGGTCATCTGGTACACGACGACCGCCGGCTACGGCCGCGAGAGCGTCTGCTGGCAGATCCGCGAGCGCGTGCGCCGTATGCTGACCGGGGTCGCCGCGGACGACTCGCTTTTCGGGATCATCTTCACGCTCGACACCAAGTCGGACCACCCTGACCTCCTCACGGCAGACGAGGCGAAGACCCAGCATGGCGAGGTCGAGGACGCCTGGGACGACCCCCGCAACTGGGTGAAGCCGAACCCGAATCTAGGCGTCAGCGTGAAGATCGAGGACCTCGAGCGCAAGTGCCGCAAGGCGAAGACGGACCCCGGCACTCTGAACGCCTTCCTCCGGTACCACATGAACGTCTGGACGTCCCAGAGCGTCCGCTGGATGCCGATGAAGGCGTGGGATCTCTCCGCCGGCACGGTGAATGTCTCGGAGCTCAAGGGGCGCGAGTGCTTCGGCGGCCTGGACCTCTCGGCCCGCGGCGACCTGTGCGCGCTCGTCCTGGACTTCCCGTTCGGCGACGTCCACAAGTGGCTCCCCTTTTTCTGGATCCCGCAGGCCAAGATCGACGAGCTGCTCGAGCGGAAGGTCGGCGATCGCGTCCCGCTCGACGTCTGGGCCCGGCAGGGGTTCCTGACCGTCACGCCCGGCAACGTCGTCCACTACGACGCGGTGATCGAGAAGCTGGTAGAGGTCCGGGACCTCTACCTGATCCGCGAGATCGGCTTCGACCGCTGGGGCATGGACCGGATCGTCCAGGAGCTCGCCAAGCGCGGGTTCGTGACCGGCGAGGACGCCGAGGACGGCTGCCGTATCATGCCCTTCGGTCAGGGCTGGGGCTCGATGAGCGACCCCATGAAGGAGTGCATGAACCTCGTCCTCGAGGGGAAGCTCCACCACGGCGGGCACCCGGTCCTGCGCTGGAACGCCGACAATATCGTCGCGAAGGTCAACGAGCGCGAGGACATCAGCCCGAACAAGGCGGCCAGCTCGGCCCGGATCGACGGCATGGTGGCCGGCTTCATGGCGCTCGGCCGCGCGCTGGTGAACGCCGAGGGCGAGGACGAGGAACCGCCAGTGATCCACGTGCTGGGGGGATCTTGAGCATGGGAACGCTGCTGCAGCGGCTGCGGGAATCCATGAACAAGCCCGGATTGGCCCCTATGGCGGACGCCGGCTCCGACTTCAAGGAGTACCTACGCCGCGGAGGTCCGGAGACGGATCCGAACGCGGGGATCTACGTCACCGAGGATATGGCGCAGAAGCTTTCAGTCATCTACCGGTGCGTGCGCCTGATCTCAGGCACGGTGTCCATGCTTCCGGCCAAGGTCTACCGTCGCCTGGACGGAGAGGCTCGCGAGGAAGTCCGCAATCACCCCGTCGCCGGCCTATTCCGCGGGCGCGCCAACCCCTGGCACACGGGCCCGGAGCTGCGCGACCAGGGGACGGAGTCGCTGCTCCAGAAGGGCAAGGCCTACTGGGTAAAGGTGAAGGGGCGCGACGGAATCGCCGAGCTGCTTCCCCTCGAGAAGGACCGCGTCACCGAGCAGCCGCACGCACGCGGCTACCGGTACAAGGTGACGCCCGACCCTCAAGCCCTCGTCGCCCCCGGCGGCGGCACCTACGAGAACGACCAGATCTTCAGACTTTGCGCCCCCGGAGGAAAGAGCGTCTTGGAGAACGCGCGGGAGTCCGCGAACCTGGCCGCGGCGCAGGACGTTTTCAGCGCCCGGGTGTACGGCAAGGGCGGGAACTTCTCCGGCACGCTCGAGACGGATCAGAAGATCGGACCCGAGGACCGCGTATCACTCGAGGACAGCTTCAATAGGGCCAGTGCAGGGCTGCACAGATCGGCCAAGGTCCTGCTTCTCCCCCGCGGCCTGAAGTTCACCAAGATGAGCATGACGGCCAACGAGGCCGAGCTGATCGAATCGCGACGTTTCCAGGTCGAGGACCTCGCCCGCTTTTACGGCGTCCCGCCGTCGATGCTCGGCAGCACCGGCGCCCTGCCTCGCTCCAACGTCACGGAGGCCTTCCGGGAGTTCCTCATGCTCGGGCTCAATCCATGGCTCGTCCTCTGGGAGACGCGCATCAACCTCGAGCTCTTCGGCGCGGATTCGGACATGTTCCTCGAGTTCGACGTGGACGGCCTGCTCCGTGGGGATCTCAAGAACCGTTTCGAGGCCTTCCGGATCAGCCTGGGCGGGCAGCCCTTCATGACGGTCAATGAGGTGCGCCGCAAGCAGAACCTCAACCCCGTTCCGGGCGGGAACGAGATCAAGGAGCCCGTGAACATGCAGGGCCAGAGCCAGCGCCGGCCCGCGGAGGAATCGAATGAGGAATGAGCACGTGCTGCGCTTCACGCAGGAGGCGGCCTGGCTTATCCTGCCGAGCAAGCTGCGGGAGATCTGCGCGTTCATCGAATCGCGCACGAACGACAGCGACGAGCAGCTCGCCAAGCGCCTCGAGGAGTGGCGCGCGTCGGTCGAGGCCCGGTCGTCTCGGGACGCCCACGGGGCGGTCACGGTCGGCTCGGTCGGAGTCGTGCCCATCATGGGGACGATGATGCGCCGCGCGAACCTCATGACCGAGTTCAGCGGCGGGACCTCCATGCAGATCGCGGCGCAAAAGATCGCTCGGCTCGCCGCGGATCCGAGCATCAAGGGGATCCTCCTCGAGATCGACTCGCCTGGCGGCACCCACGATGGGACCCCCGAGCTCGCCGCGGAGGTGGCTCGCGCGGCCGCGGTGAAGCCGGTCTTCGCTTCCGCGAACGGACTTGCCGCCTCGGCGGCCTACTGGGTGGCCTCCCAGGCGACCGAGTTCTCCGCGGCGCCGTCGGCCTCGGTCGGCTCGATCGGGACGCTGGTGGTCCACATGGACCACAGCAAGCGCTTCGAGATGGCCGGCGTGAAGCCCACCATCATCCGGTCCGGCGAGAACAAGGC